CCAGAATCAATCTAAACCTAATTACAGGTAGTGTATATGAATATGTTTACCATCAAGTAAAAGAATATTATATAAGTAAATATGGTATAAATAATGTAAACAACAATTAATTATGATAACAGGTAGATTTGGTACATGTAATTTATGCCTAGGTGGTAACCAGTCTGGAAATAATCTATGGACTTCTTGTGCGTATAATGGTTTTTTTACAAGAACCTTTATGAATTGTAGTAATTTATGTCTTTTTTATTATAATTGTAATTATGAATTAAGAGACGCAATTAATCCATCTTCCTACCCCAAGTATAATACTGGCCACGCTTCACTCTCTAATTTCTCATTTAGTGAAGTTTATAATGATGTCAGCCCTTTCAATTGGAATTTTAGAGCAACGACTGGAATTTCTGTTTTAACAATGACCTCCCCTTTTTCTATAACTAGAACTGGGAGTGGGACTCAGGTAATTTATGGATGTGAAGCTGTACAATTTTCCGGCATAAGCTTCACTAATACTGTTAGTGCAACCGCTGCATCTGGTTATGTTTTTGCTTCTTGGAGAGTTAATAGTAGTAGTGGTACTGTTGCCTCAACTAATGCTTCCTTTAGCCCAAATTATACTACTAGTTATGGATCTGATCACTATTTAAATATCTGGCAATTTTATGCTACAGCAACACTTGCAGCTTCATCACCTTCAGTAAGTACAACTAGTACAGCTTATATACCTAAAGGTAGTCGACTTTTTGGTTATGGTGATGTTACCTCTGATGGTGGTGCAACTGTTACATCACGAGGATTTGTTGTTGGTAGTAGTACCAACATCTCCCCAACCCTTACAAATTACCAATATATAATTGATGGTGGTTCAGGTACAGGTACATACAACAACTATACAACTGTCTTGGTGCCTATAGGTGGAACAACATTTTATGTGAGAGCATATGCAACAAACTCATCAGGTACTGGGTATGGTCTTTCAATTAGTCAGTATGCTTCTTAATAGAGATTCTAGAGTATTTTAGGTTAGTATTGATTAAATAAAAAATAATAATATAAATAATTAGGATAAGTAAAAATTAGTTATTATATTAAGGTTATGAAAGCAAAAATATTCTGGGCTACAGGTGGGATGGGCAAAGTTATAGCATCAACTGCTATAATTGAGTTATTAAAAAAGGAGAATCCTAATGATAAGTTAATAGTAATAACACCACACCCCTTAGTATTTAAAAATAACCCTTATATAGACGAAATATTTAATATAAAGGATGTTAACAAAGCTTACCAAAAATATTTTAATAAGGATTCCCAAATATTAGTCCGTGAACCTTATAATGAACCTTCATTTATATCAGGTGAGGAAAATTTATTAAAAACTTGGAGTAAAATGTATGGTTTAGACTTAAACAATACATCCCCCCAATTATTTTTTGAAGTAGGTGAATTAGATAAATACGAAAAATTATTTAAAAGTGATAAACCCATATTTGTAATCCATCCTTTTGGTGGAGGTACAAAAGAATATAATTGGGTAAGAGATATCCACCCTAATTCTGCCCAAAACCTAGTAGATTTTATTTCTAAATCCCACACTGTATATCAAATAAAAAGTAGAGAACAAAGGTTATTAAAAGGAGCAATTCCTGCAGAACAAAATGTAAGAAAAATAGCAGCACTATTAAAAATGGCTGATAAAAGGTTATTAATAGACTCATTTTCACAACATTTATCCGCTTCATTAAGGTTAAAATCTAGTGTATGTTGGTACATGACCCAACCTTTATCTTATGGTTATCCTATAAATAATAATATAGTAATAAATCATTCTCAAACTAGAAAATATAAACCTTTTACATTTACAGTACCACAAGGTGTAAATCTATCAGAACCATTAGAACTATGTCCTTATGATTCACCCCAAAATTTACATTCATTAGATAAAATTATAAAAGAATTAAACAGGTGATAGATAACTTAGCAAAATTAGCCTTAAACAATGGAGGATCAATAACCCCACTTATAATCCCAGGAGAATTAATTGATGGTACAGGTTTATGTAATGTATCCCTCTTTCAAGAAAAAAATGGAGATATCATTGCTAATATTAGACACGTTCATTATACTTTATATCATAGTGAATTTGACCAAAAATTTAATTGTAAGTGGGGGTGTTTATCATATTTAAACCCTGAAGATGATATCCATCTAATTACAGGAAATTATTTATGTAGATTAAATCCTGATACTTTAGAAGTAGATACTTATCAAAAAATAGATACTTTAAAAAACGATATAACACCTATTTGGGATTTTCATGGTTTAGAAGATGTAAGAGTTTTTAGATGGGAAGATAAATTATATGTCTGTGGTGTAAGAAGGGATGTAAAACCCAATGGGGAAGGAAGAATGGAACTTTGTGAGGTTGAATGGGGTAAAAATATTTGTATAGAACAAACCCGTGATAGAATCGAAGTAGAACCTCATACTTACTTAGAAAAAAATTGGATGCCTATATTTGATATGCCTTACCATTTTGTAAAGTGGGCTAACCCATTAGAAATTGTAAAAGTAAATCCAAAAGATAAATCTACAGAAACTGTACAAAAAGGAATACTTAATATAATATCTAGTGAAACAGTTATATCAAAAGATGAAAAACTAAAATTACCATTAGGGTTAAGGGGAAGTTCACCTGTAATATTATTTGGAGATGAAGGAGATAGAATGTGTATAACACATGAAACTGATTTCTTCCATCACCCAGGTATGAAAAAGGACGCACATTATTATCATAGATTTTTAATTTGGGATAAAGATTGGAATGTTAAAAGTTTATCTAAACCCTTTAAATTTATGGGGGCTATGATTGAATTTTGTTGTGGTTTATTAGTTAAAGATAATAATTTAATTATGAGTTATGGCTACCAAGATAATGCAGCTTATGCTTTAAAAATGCCTATTGAAACTTTAAATGATTTAGAATGGGAAGATTTTTCTTCCAAATTAATTTTACCTAAAACTCAACCTACTAAATTAGTTACATGGCATGAACCTTTAACATATCTTACACTTGTGGATAAGTTAAAATCTCCTTTTATAGGTTTAGAAAATATTATAAAAAATTATTCTCAATGTTATCAAGATATGTTTGTTTTATCTTGTTTAAATGGTAAAAAAAACGGAACCTATTTAGAAATAGGAGCAGGAGACCCATTTTATGGTAACAACACAGCTTTACTTTCAGAATTGGGTTGGAAAGGGGTTTCATTGGATGTACTTCCGGAAGCACAACAAAAATGGGAAGAATTAAGACCAAATGATACTTTTTTACTTCAAAATGCTCTAACTACTGATTATATACAATTATGCCAAACTAATGGTTTACCACGTTATATAGATTATTTACAGTTAGACATCGACCCCGCTTATAATACTTTACAAGCATTAAAAAATATACCGCTTGACGTATTAGAATTTGGGGTAATAACCTACGAACATGATTTTTATATTGATATGGATGAAACCTGTCGTAAAGAATCAAGAAAAATATTACAAGATGCAGGATATGTTTTAATAGCAGCTAATATTTCACCTGATAAAAATAGCCCTTATGAGGATTGGTATATTAATCCTAAATATGTTAAGGAATATAAAAGAAAAGAAATAGATAAAAAAATACTATTCGCAAAAGATTATATGATAGATGGATAAGTTAAAAAAATATTTAAATGCTTATGTAAATGATCCTTTAGATCCTTATATTAATGCCCAATTAGGGGAAGAATATGAATTAATAGGTCAGGGAGCAGCGGCCCATTCATACTTTTTAAGAGCAGCTGAACTATTACATGATAAGGATCCGGAAATGACTTATTGTTGTTTATTGAAAACTTGGAAACAATTACATAATACAACTAGAAGACTTGAATGGGAAAAGGGACAATTACAAACAGCTGTGGCTTATTTCCCACAACGCCCAGAAGCTTACTTACATTTAAGTTTACACTATAGTAAAAAAGAAGAATGGAAAGATTCTTATATGTATGCTTGTTTAGGACTTTTACACCAAAATAAAACACCTTTACCCTATGATATAGGATATCCCGGGGATTATATGTTAATTTTTCAAAAGGCATTTACTAGTTGGTATATAGGCCAAAGACAAGAATCTAAGGAATTATGGACACAATTAGGAAATATGAAAGGTATTTTACCTGAACATATGGAAATAATTCAATACAATATTAAGACATTAGGCGATAATTCACCTACATTAAATAAAATTAATTTTAAGATTATTTCAGGCAAAAATGTAATACTTGAAAATTATTTAACCAGTACATAAAATTTTATATGTATAAGTAAATATAAAACATATGAGTTGGACTTATAGAACAACACCTATTGAAGATATTACCCAGTTCCCAAACAACACTTTCGGCTTTGTCTACATGACAACCCACAAACCAACGGGGAAATCTTACATTGGAAAAAAAGTATTATTCCATAATAAAAAACAAAAGTTAGGTAAAAAAGACCTAGAAAAACTTCAAGGTGTAGTTGGGAGACGACCTTCATATAAATTAATAGTTAAAGAATCTGATTGGAAAACATATTACGGTTCTCAAACAGATATTAAAAAGCTATTACTTGAGGGAAAAAAGGATGAATTTGAACGAATAATTTTAAAATGTGTAGAAACTAAAAAACAACTTACATATTTTGAAATTAAATATCAAATGCTCTATGAAGTATTAGAAAAACCAGATGACTTTTTTAACGATAATATTCTGGGTAAATTTTTCACTAAAGACTTATCAAGTTTAGAATTTGAAAGTCTCGTGTCAGATCAAATCTAAGTTCGTATATTACGAATTATGGGAGAAAAGTTATATAAAATATTTAAATTATTAGAAGAAAAATACCCTTGGGTTACACCCTTTTTATTATTTTATTATAACCATATACCCTTACATATTAATAACCCACAACTAGGAAACTTTGAAATTTTTAAAAATGCTATATTATTTTTAAGGAATATTGATAAATTTAAAATAATTCCTCCTAAAGAATATACTACAGAATTTATATTAAACAACATACATTTAGAAGAATATAATATTCCTAATCTTTCAAATTTAACTAAAAAAGATGTTCAAAATTTTGAACCTATACAATTTATAGTATGGAAAGATAAAGTAATGGGGTTAACGGATGGAGCGCATAGAGTGCAAATAGCACATGCTTTAAATGTTAAAATTAAAGCAGTACAATTTAAATCCCACAGTTATAATTCTCACCCTAATAATAAAGAAATTATTAGGTTAGCAAACGAAATTTATACCGAAGTTAATTCGAATAAATAAAATGGTAAACCAGTTATTAGTTACATTAGTAAATTCAGTATTGGGTTCAGGCAAAGCTACTGCTAGGAACAATTATGCTTACCATTGTCCCTTATGTCACCACCATAAACCTAAATTAGAGGTTAATTTAACGGAAAACCGTGAAGGTAAAAACCAATGGCACTGTTGGGCTTGTGATGCTCGAGGTACTACAATATATAATCTATTTAAACAAGTTAAAGCATCATCAGATAAATTTGTAGAACTAGGTAGTTTGGTCAAGTCATCCAAATCAATTAAGGAAACACAAGTTGTATCCACTGTTGTATTACCAAATGAATATATTAGCTTAAATAACGTTAATACTAGCGATATCATGGCTAGACACGCGCTCGTGTACCTAAAAAATAGATTCGTGAGTAAATACGATATTATAAAGTATAATATAGGTTATTGTAAAGATGGTTTATATAAAAACATGATTATATTACCAACATATGATATAGATGGTAGATTAAATTATTTTACTGCTCGTTCATTCGAAAAAGAACCATATGTTAAATATCGTAACCCCTCAGCAAGTAGAGATGTAATCCCAAATGAACATTTAATAAACTGGAATATACCAATTATTTTATGTGAAGGATTATTTGATGCTATGGCTATAAAAAGAAACGTAATCCCCCTATTAGGGAAAAACATACAAAGTAGCTTAATGAAAAAAATAGTTACTTCTGTAGTAGATAAAATTTATATTGCATTAGATAGGGATGCAATTAAACAAGCTTTAAAATTCTGTGAGAAATTAATGGCAGAAGGCAAAGAAGTCTATCTTGTAGATTTACAAGATAAGGATCCGAGTGAGATGGGTTTCGAAAATTTCACTAAACTTATACAAAATACAGTTCCGTTAACCTACTATGATTTAATGGAACAAAAACTAGCTTTATGATAAAAAAATCATACAAAAGATTATTAGAAATTTCAGATGATTATCAACAAGTTACAATGCCTGATTCAAGGTATTATAGACGAAATGGTAAATACTACCCTTCAGTAACCCATGTTTTAGGTTCCTACCCAAAGGGTAAATATTTTGAAGACTGGCTTAAAAAAGTAGGTTATAGTGCTGAATGGATTGTCAAGAAAGCAGCTGAAGAAGGAACAATTGTCCATGAAATGATCGAAGATTGGTTAAATGGTAAAGAAATTACATTCTTATATAAAGATGGCAATCCTAAAATGCCAACCCATGTATGGCAAATGTTCCTTAGATTTGTAGATTTTTGGGAAACTTATAAACCAACATTAATCGAAGCGGAAGTGCATTTATTCTCAGATAAAATACAAGTAGCAGGTACCTGTGATTTGGTATGTGAGATTGAAATAGATGGTAAAATGGAACGTTGGATTATAGACTTTAAAACATCTAACCATTTACAAACAACTTATGATTTACAAAGTGCAGTATATGCTCAATGTTATGAAGAATGTTTTGGTAAAAAGATTGACCGCATAGGTGTATTATGGTTAAAATCTAAATCTAGAGGTGAGGATAAAACTGGCAAACGTTTAAAAGGTAAAAATTGGGAAGTGTATGAGTCACCTCGAACACAAGAGGAAAATATAGAAATATTTACTCATGTTAAAGCCTTATTTGATATCGAAAACCCAAAACCTAAACCATATACAAATACATTTAAAACCACTTCAAAGAGAACCGTGTAAAAATTTGGCTACCCGGGCTATCCTTCGTATATTTACCATGTTGATAATTAAGTCAACGCGTTAAATAAAGGTTATGCAAGTATTAAGATTTTTCACAGATGAGTTAAGTGGTGATGAATGTGCTATTGTTTGGAATGGTACAGAAGAAGTTTGTATTACAGCAGATGAAGCTTGGGATATAGAAGCTATTGCTCAATCCCAACAAGATGCATATGAACTTAGATGCGAGAGAGGTTGGTAATCCGATCTTTCTTTCGTATATTCACCACGTATTAATGATTAAAAATAAAGGTTATGTCAAACGTATTAAAAACAATCAAAAACTTAAAACCAGAAGAAAAAATTAATATTTTTTATAATGATAAAGAATATGAATTAAGAGCATATCCTGGTTATAAAGATAAAGTAGAATATTCTATTTGGTCTGCTCAAGGATTCCAAGGTATGAATGTTGAAAAAATCACATCTAAGTATATTACCTTATATGATTATAATATGATGTCTCAACGTTCATCTTATAAAATGTCTATAAATAAAATTACCATTAAAACTAAAGACATTCCAGGTTTTGAAGGAACATTAGAAGCATTAGATGAACTTACAATTATAAAATAAAGGTTATGAAAAAAATAGTATATTTACACGGTTTAGAAAGTGAACCAGGAGGAACAAAAGTGTCTTTCCTTGCTGAAAAAGGTATGGTTTATGCACCTGAAATGAATTATGAAAGCTTAAACTTACATGAATTTATCCTTACTTTAGGTATGCCTGATTTGATTATTGGCTCTAGTATGGGTGGTTATGTTGCTGATATTATTGGTTCAAGATTAGGAGTTGATGTTTTATTATTTAATCCGGCATTACATAATAGATCAATCCCAGTAAACCATGAATATTATGGTGAAACTTATAAACGTACAATTGTTTTAGGTACTGAAGATAATGTTATTAATCCTGAAATAACTAAAAAGTTATGGCCTGTTCACCATAATTATGCTAAATTTGATGAAATAGAAGGTATGGGTCATAGAACGCCACTTGATGTTTTTATCAATATGTATAATAAACATGCTTAATTATGATCAAATTAATAGATCTATTAAATGAAATAGATATACCCAAGAATAAATGGGTTACTATACCTGCTTCCGAATTAAAGGATTATAGTGAAGAAATTTATAAGTTAATTGATAACGCTTATGCTCAAATAGGCGGTCATCCTAACTATAAATCAGCGGATAATGTAACTGGTAGGGAAGCAGATGCAGAATATGAAATAATTGATTTAGACGATGACCCTGAAATTGATGCTGTATCAGCTGCTAAACCTAAATCAGCAGGTAAAAAATTTACAGCAACAGGACATGATGGTTCTAGTGCAGCTAAATCTAAAGTAGTAAATTATAAAGCTGATAAATTAAAATCAGGAGGATATTTTGTTGAAGTATCAGGTAAAATAAAAGATATCTTTAAAGCTAAAGGTGTAGAACCTATTAACGATGAAGAATTAGTACGTAAAGTACTTAAAGATAAAGAAATTGAGTGGTTAGGTAATGGCGAATATAAAAGAACAATTGGTGGTAAAGTATTTACCAAAGCATTAATGGGAAAACCAAAAGTATGATAAGTTTAGTACAATTATTAAGAGAAGCACAAGGTAGTCCAAAAGCGATTATTTTAGCAGGAGCACCTGGAGCAGGTAAAGGATACATTTTACGTGGTTTAGACTTAGGAGGTCTAAAAGTAATGAATGTAGATGATATTTATGTTCCTTTATTAAAAAAAGCTAACGTTAGTTTAGATTTAAAAAACGCTACACCTGAAGAAAGAAGTGAGCAAGCCAAACAAATGGCAGCAGCTAATAAACAATTCAAAGGTGAAATGGAACAAATAATAGCTGGTAAAGAATCATTTATATTAGATGGTACAGCTGCCTCATATAATTCTACAGCTAAACTAAAAGCTGAGTTAGATGAAGCAGGATATGATACATTTATGCTATATGTGTATACTGATTTAGAACGTTCGTTAAGCCAAAACCAAGACAGATATGTAAAATCAGGAGGTGAAGATAGAAGTTTAGCACCTGCAATTGTAATGCGTACTTGGAAAAGTGTAACAGACAATTTACCTAAATATGAAGAATTATTTGGTGATAATTTTGTAGCAGTAGCTAACACATTAGATAATAGAATGCAAGATATAGATAAGATTATAAATAAATATCTTAAACCATTTACACCTTCAGGAACAAAACCAAAAACACCAGCTCAGCAAAAGAAATCAGATGAGCGAAAAGAACAAGATAAAGCAGAAATTCAAGCTATGTTGGATGACGATTTTATATATGATGTAATTGAATACACTATGTCTAAGGAAGAGGCACAAATGAGATTAAAACAATTCTTATCTAAATGAGTTTAGTAAACGAATTAATTAAAGGGTTATTACCTGAAGAAGAAAAAAAGAAGGTAGTGGCAGTATATGGTGGTGGTTTTAAACCACCTACATCTGGTCATTTTGAAGTTGTAAAACAAGCACTTAAAGAAAATCCCGAAATAGATGAAATGATTATCTTAATAGGGGGTAAACCAAGAAATGGTATTACACCTGATGAATCTATACTAATTTGGGATATCTATAAACAATATTTACCATTTAAAGTTGAGGTAAAATATACATCAGTACCTCCTATAAAAGGTATTTATAACTACGCTAAAGAACACCCAGATGAAGAAGTATTATTTGTTATAGGTGCTAGAGAAGGTAATGAAGATGATTTTGCCGATATAGCAACCAGAACAAAATCTTTAGATAAATACCCAAATTTAAATTTACGTACTATTGTAACACAAGGTGGGGTATCAGGTACAGCAGCTAGAAATGCTTCTAAAATATCATTAGATAAATTTAAACCATTTGTTCCATCTGAATTATCAGATGAAGAAGTTGAACAAGTATATAATATAGTAGCAGATAAAATACAAGAAGTATTAACTGAAAATGCCTCATACGGTCAACATATAGATGTAATTGAAAAAATAGCTGAATTGACCAATTATATGATAGATAATGGTATGAATATTGAACCACTACCTAGTATGGAATTTATAGATGGTGATTCAGAAAATGCTAAAGACTTCTTTGGTAAAACAGCATATTATGATCCAAATAGACAGCATATTGTTTTATATACTGAAGGTAGACATCCAAAAGATATAGTACGTTCATATGCACATGAAATGATACACCATATTCAGTATCTAGAAGATAGATTAGGTGATGTTTCAACTACTAATACAATGGAAGATGATCATTTAGATAAAATAGAACAAGAAGCTAATTTAAGGGGTACAATGACATTCAGAAATTGGACTGATAGCTTAAATGAAGCAATTGTAGGTGATAAAATCGAATGTGATAATTGTGACTGGAGTTGGAATATAAAAGATGGTGGTAATGATTTATTTATATGCCATAAATGTGGGCATGATAATACACCAGTAAGTGAAAAGAAAAATAAAGACCCATTTGGTATAAATGCATATGCCAGAGAATTGGGTCGATTAAATGAAAAGGTTATGGATTATAAAATTTATGTAGATATGGACGGCGTTGTAGCCGATTTTGACCAACGTTTTATAGATTTAAGTGGTATGTTACCTAGAGAATTTGAAGCTAAATATGGTAAAAATGCCTTTTGGGATTTTATAGATGAAGGGGATAATAAACTTAAATTTTGGGTTGGTATTCCTCAAATGTCAGATGCACAACAACTTATGGATTTTGTATCTAAATACGATTATGAAATGCTAACCGCACCCTCACTAAAAAAACAATCCTTAATGGGTAAAGGTTTATGGATGATAAATCAAACTAAAAAAGGTTTATTTCCATCAAAACCTAAAGTAAACTATAAGAGTGCTAAAAATAAAAAAGATTTTGCAGCACCAAACCATATATTAATAGATGATAAAGCTTCTACTATAGATAGCTGGAATACCGCAGGAGGGATTGGTATATTACATACTAGTGCAGCCAATACTATTAGTCAACTAAAAAAATTAGGTTTATAATGAGTCAAGATAATGTTTTAAAAAAAGAGTTTGCAAAAAAAGATGTAGAACGTCTTAGAAATTTAATGAAAGGTAAATATGGTGAGAAAACAACAGTAGGTGTTGGTTATTCTAAACCTGATGAATTTCATAAAGAGGGTGATGTTTGGGATTATGATGGTCGTACTTGGACTATTAAAGATGGTATTAAACAAAATATTACAAAACTAGATAAAGCTAAAAAAGCACATTTAATGCCTTTAATGTGCCCTAACTGTAAAAAGGTAATGAAAAATAAAAATGATAAACCTTATTATAAAATCCACAAAACTTGTTTTAAATGTGTTATTGTAAAGGAAGACAATTTAAAACGAGAAGGTAAGTGGGAGGAATATCAACGCGAAATAAAAAATTCTGAAATTAATAATAAAATTATTGATTTTAAAGCTTATGTAGAAGATAAGTTAAAAGAAACAAACAATAGTTTTATATCAGAAGCAGGAGATAAAGAAACTTGGAAGGGTAAGATTAATAAAGAAAGGGTAGAAGAAAATGTTAAAGAAGTTATAGAATATTTAGAGTCACTTAAACAGTAACTTTACATATTTATAACAATATAATAATATTATAATTATGAAGGACAATTTTGACGTACATGCTTGGAATCTTAAAAGATATCTAAATGAAAATGAAAATTATTTAGATCAATTAGCTAGTGATTTATCATTAAAATACCCTAATTTAGATTTTTATGTTAGAGATGAACCTTATTTTGATAGAATTGATGTAATAGGATCTGAGCAAGATAAATTCAATTTTGGAGATAAATTCCATGGTAAAAAGTTTGGTGAATATGAAGTATTTGCTATAGATGATGATGATAGAGGAGAAGTTGTTCGTATCGTAAAATCTTCAAGCATAAAAAGAGGAGGCATAAACGAATATTCCAAATACGATAATATAGCTAGCTACGGTCATAAAGGCTACAAAGATAAACACTTCGATATCTGCCCAGCAGCCGAAGGTTTAAGAGATAGATTATTAGCTGGAGAATTTAAAGATAATAAATGGGCTACAGGAACTGATTTTGAAAAAGAAGTAGGTGAATGGCTTTACAGACATGATATTTTATTTCAAATTGAAAAACAAGTATTAAGAGATAAAGAAGGTGAAGAAAGCGATGTAGAAGAAGCAGAACATGCTGTAAGTAAAATTGTTAATTTATCTCGTGATTTAGGTATTCCTGCTGCTGAAATTTCTTATTTAAAAGCTCATATTCAAAAAATTAAAGATATAGTTGAATATAGTTCATTAACTGAATCCACTTTATGTAAACGAGGACAAGATTATATTAAAGCTAGAAAAGCAGCAGGAGAAAAATCATCTGCTTATCTATCAGGACGTGCTGTAAAAGTTTGTAAAGGAGATATTAAATTTAAGGGCAAAAAACAAAAAGATTTCAAAAATGAATCTTTAGACGAATATGTAGACAATGGTCCCGAAGAAAAGTCATTTGATGTTGAAATGGAGAAAGCAGGTAAGGGCATAGCATCTGCTATTGAAAAAGAATTAAAAAATAAAAAACCTCAAGAATTAAACGAAGCCATAATAACCTCAGTAATAGCAGGTGTTTTAACAGGTAATTCCCTTATTAATTTTATTTCTAAACTTGCTAAACTCTTATTTAAAAAAATAGGATTTAAAAAAGGAGAAGATATAGCAGGAAAAATTCAACATTGGGCCCATGATAATGAAATAGCTTTTCAAAAACCTATTAAACGTGTGTTAGGTTTCTTTATTAAAGATACAAAAACATTAGATATAGTTACTAAGGGAATTTATGCCATTGTAGTAGGTAGTATGGCCGCTAATTATGGTGCTGAAGCATTATCATCATTATCTAAATCAGATTGGTTCGCTTCATCTCTTAATGCTTTAAAAACATTAGCAAAATCTGATGAAACTATAGTTAATGCTTATCCTGCAATAAGAGCTTTAATATAATGACACAAGATAGGATAACAGAAATAATACGTGAATCTTTAAAAGATTGGTTTGGTAAAGAAGATTGGGTTAGAATCAATACCTCAGGTAACATTTCTGGTGATTGTGGTACAATGAAAAAAGGTAAACCTACAACTAGATGTTTACCTCGTAAAAAAGCTCAATCACTAACTAAAGCAGAACGTAAAGCTACTGTAGCTAAAAAAGTACGTGGTAGTAAAAAAGGTAAACAATTTGTGAAAAACACAGATAAAGCCGAATTTAAAAAGAAATAAATGAGATTATTATATCTAGTATTTATACTACTTTTCACAAGTTGTGGAGTTGGATTTCAATACACAACATTAAATCATGCTGGTCACATTGACGGTATTTATTCATCTAATAATCCTAAGGTTAACACTATAAATAGCTTTTCGGATCTTCAATGGAAGCTTAGAACAGATTTTAACTTCAGATACGATTTTGCTCAATATGCTTTATCTCAACCTAGATCCTTTGATTGGAATAATCGTATATTAGGTAATAGGTACAACTGGTATTACCCTTATTTAGGATATAACTACTATTGGAATAGAGATCAAATGTGGAATGATTGGGTTTGGGGTTATCCATTTAATTATGGAATTGGATATACTTACAGTTGGAGGAATAGAAGATGGTCTTCAAATCAATGGGGATGGAATAATTACTATGGTTGGAACAACGGGTTCTATAATAGATACAGAGGTACTAACATAGCATACCATACAGGTAGAAGAGGTAATACTCGTACTATTAACCGTAGAACAGTAAATAATAATAGAGTAGTTACTACTCTACGTACAAGAACTGTAATAAAAAATAAACCTAGAGTAATAAACAATAAATCTAGAGTTAACCCTCCTAGAACAAGAGTTAATACTCCACTTAGACAACCTTCAACAATAAGAACAACTCCACGTACTTCCACTCGATCTACTAACAGTACTACAGTAAGAAGCAATTCTAGGAGAAAAAATTAATATTTATAAATAAAAATATACTATAATGAGCGATTTTAATTATCAAGAATACTTAAGAAACAATCCTTTACTTAAAGAAGAAGTGAAGGATCAATTAATCACTGAATCTCAAGAAGTTGAAGAAGTAGAATTACCTGCCACTACTGTAAATAAAACTAATGCTGAGGTAACAAATATAAAAACTATGGCTCAAGCTATGTTAAATTATTTTGACCAAATCAAAGAAAAAGAAGCAGTAGATTTTGAAGCTAATGCTAATATGAAAGTAGCATTAGACAGACTTAAAAAATTAGCTAAAACAGAAGAAGAAGAAGCGGTAGCTGTAGCAGAAAATACAGAAGAAGTAACTGAAGAAGCTTCATCTAAAATGAAAGTATCTGAACTTAAAGCTAAAATTAAAGAAGACATATTGTCTGTTCTTTCAGAAGCTGAAGAAGAAGTAGATGTTGATGTAGATGTTGAAGATGAAGTTGAAGTAGATGCAGAAGCAGATGATATTGAAATCGAAAGACCAGGAGTTAAAACAACAGTAGATGTTGGTTTATCTCCAGAAGAAGAAATTGTACAAGATTCTTTAAAAGCTGCAATGGATGCTGCTAATGAATTAGGTAATCAAAAATTAGCTGATCAAATTGGTAATACAATTACTTTCTTTACAAGAGAATTTGTAGTAGGTCAAAATACCGATTAACACATGCTTAACGAACGTAAACTTACGGAAAGAGAACTAGATAAACGTGCGGAAGCAATTCAAGGTTTGTTGTCCAACAAACGCACACTAGTTAAAAAGTACGGTAAGGATGCGGAAAAAGTTATGTATGGAATCGCAACTAAACAAGCTAAATCTAAAATAGAAGGCATGAACAAAGAAAAACTAAAAGAATTAATCCAATCCGCTTTACAAAAGGAAGCAGATTATGGTGAAGAAGATAAAGCACTAGGTCAAGAAGATAAACTCGAAATGAAAGGTTTAGAAGAAGATAAATTTAGTGATTCTTCAATGGAAGATGTATTTCAATCTATTAGAAATCTTGCTCATACCACGGGTATGTCAGAACAAGAAGCAGCTGAAAATGCAATAGATGAAATTAAATTTAAGTTTGGAGTTGATGCTATGTACGAGTCATTAAATGAAGCTCTCAACCCAGAAGTAACCCAAAAAGTAAACCAGTTTATTAAAGCAATGGCTAAACGATATAGCTATAGTGAACAAGATGCTGTATATGCTATTATGGCTGCTTTAAAACAAAGAAAATTTGATGGTTTAAATGAAGATCTAGACGTTGGACATCAAGACAACGAACCACAAATGTTAAAAGCAGATTTATATAGAATAGCCAAATATGCAGCTGAACTATATAAAATGATGGACAAATACGATCAAGGTGGAGAAGTAGATTTTCCACACTGGTGGCAAGCTAAAGTTACTAAGGCAAAAGATATGATGGTAGCTGCTAAACACTATTTAGATGGTGAAGAAAAAGTAGCACAAATCGATGCTATGTTAGATGAAAGAATTGACTACGATGAAGCTTTAACCTTAAGAGGTATGAAAGCTGAAATCGAGGATGAAATTGCTCAATTGTATAGAGATATGGAGCAAGAAGCTGAACCAGAAGGTGGGCCAATTGCAGATAGATATGGTAATGAATTAAATAAACTAGAAGATCGTTTATATAAAATCAACAAACAACTTGATGATTATGATATGAATGAATCCTTAAACGAAGCAATGGATGGTGGTCAATTATTTGATTACTTTGCTAGTAAAGGATATGTAGTAAAAGATCGTAGACCAGATGGATACCCACCAAAAGAAGGAGTAGAAGGATATATCGTTAAAGATAGCGATGATAGTGGTAAAAGAAGAAGTAATCCCGGTCAAATGGTAATTTTCCAATATAATAAAGACACTGACCAATTTACTATTAGTCAATTAGGTGGTTACAGCATTGATCAAAAAGAAGCTTATAAAGCTGGAATGAGAGAAGAAGGTGGATCAAGTGTAGCTGGAATGGATTATTACATAACAGATGGAAATTATACACCAGTAGATATTTCAGCTGAAGGTTTAAAAGATATAGTTGACCATGTAATGGGTGGTTTAAGCAGAGAAGCTAAAAGACAAAGAGATTTTTATGCTGCTAGAGGACGTACATCAGGTACTATAGATGAAGAAACAGATTATAGTAAAATACATAATGTTGAATTAGTTGCTACCTATAAAGATAAATTTGGAATTGATTCCGCAAAGGGTTTAACTAGAGATGAACTTATTAAGGGATTAAAATCGGGTTCTATAGATGAATTAAAAGCTAAAATTTCTTCTGCAGTTAAAGAAGTAGTAGACAACAGAAAGAAAAAAGAATTCAAAGTAGGCGATAAAGTAACATACTTAGGACATCCAGGTGAAATTACTAAAGTTAATAAAGAAATGACTGGTGCTACTACCTATAATGTATCATATGATAAAGGTACAGGTAAAACTAAAGCATCAAACATCTATAATAAAGGTGGTGAAATAAAAGCTGTAGAAGAAAAACTTACCAAAAAATCATCAGTAGAAAAACATATTGAAGATTTTAAAGATTCAGATGCACCCCAATTTAAAGGTAAATCTTTAGACAAAATTAAACAAATGGCATTAGCGTCATTTTTATCTAAACAGAAAAAATAATGACTAAAGCTGAATTAAGACAAAAAATTAAAACTCTAGCAGTTACTGTTATGGCTGAAAAATCTAAAACAGATGATGCTGCTTTAGCATATGATGAATTAACAAAATTCCCCGAATTAAAAGATGCTATTGTTAGTTTAATGACATATGAATTTGATTCATTTTTAGAACGAATCGATTGGGTATCCCCAAAACCTACAACATTTAGAATCGTATTGTTAAATGGTGAAACATTTTTATTAACTTATGGCCCTAGAAGTTGGATTGCTCAAATAGAAGGAAAAAAATACTATTTGTTAAATTTAGATGAAGAAGAGTATGCTTGTCAAGCTATTAGTCGTATATTACAATATGGAACAGAAAGTGGGGCTGAAGTAGAAGGTGAAGCAACTGATACAGAAGTAGATGTAGATGTAGATGTAGAAGACGAAGTACCTGCAGAAGCATAAAAATATGGAAACATACGGAGATTTAAAAAAAGCAATAAAGTCCATTCAACTAAAACAAAAAGGTGAAAAAGTTGGAAAAGTTACTGTTGATGTTATTTTAGGGGCTATTCCTGGATTAGGGGCAGCAAAATCTACATTTGATGTTTTAAGTGCAGCTTTTAGAAAACCAGATACTAAAAAAAGTAATAGTTGGTTAGACAAACTAGATATAGATGATGAAATGGAAGCTATTGTCGATGATACAGTAGAAAATGGATTTTTAAAGTTTCTATCTAAAGCCTTTGATTCCGAATCTGACGATAAACCTTTAGAACAAGATTTTAATATGAATGCTAAAATGGTAGATTATCTTAAAAAAAATTATAAACAAAGAACTGTAACAGGTATATCAGAACAAAAATCTGTATTTGATAAATTTTTTACAAAATTTGCTTATAAATTTGATAAAGGATATCCTGACATGAATAATGATCAGGATGTTTTGTTGTTAGAGTCGCTTATTAGTAAATTGGGTATTAATATTGGTGAAGACCAATTTATACAACAAATAAATGAAGAAGTTAAAGGTAAAGCAACTTTGTTTGAAAGTGCACTAATAAAAGCTTGGTATGAATTAAAGGACCAAGAAGTACCTGATGGGAATGCTCCTGTAAAAGATTTAGCAGCATTAACTACCGAAATGATTGAAGATGCAAAAAATATTTTAAAACAGACTAAATTAACAGGTGGAACAGAGGCATACCAACTTGGGTCGGCATCAGCAGGTTTGACACAGTTTTGGAAAGATCATGGAGCTACAAATACAACCCCAAAAACGGATATTGTAATAGATGGAAAAAAGATTTCATTAAAAGTAGGCCCATCCCAACTTATGTCAGGTGCGGGGAATGAATTAACAGCAACATTTTATGCTGCCCTTAAAAATATACCTAAAGTTCAAAAGGATATAGTAGATGATATAACTAAATCTATTAAAGATGTATTTGTTAGAGGAACAACTAAGCAAGGTAATGTAAGACAAGCTAAAAAAGCAGGTGATGACCCTATTTTAAATAAAGCAGTAGATGAAATGGGTAAATTAAAAATAAAAATTGCTAATTTTTTAGAAAATAATAAGGAATTTCAAACAGCTTTTGCTTATGAAGCAGCAACTGGAGAAGAAAAATTTGGTGGTAACGATGGTACTGCGAATTACATTCTATCTATCTCATCTAACTATAAAAATGGGGTTCTTAAACCTATAGATAAGGATTATGCTTCAAAAATAGCCAGTAAAATGAAATTAGATATTAATATGAAATCTGGTTCTCAAAAATTAAAAGGAATAAAAACTGGAAAATATAATTACTACACAGTATTAAGAGCGGGATTAGAAGATCTATTTCAAGATGCTTCCGATAGTGTAAATGTAGATAATGAAATAACTTTATAATAAAACAATATGTGTAACTGCGGATGTAATACTTGCGAAACAAAAATACAAGGTCCTTTATTAACAGAAGGTAAAGTTAAGTCTTTACTATCTGAAGGTCTTCAATATCATATAGATAAAAAAATACCTTTATTTGAAACAGTATATCGTATTGGTTCAGATAAACATTTAGCTTTAATTAAAGAAGCTAGAAAAATGTATTCTAGAAACGTAATCGATTTATGTGAAGAAGATGAAGCATTAATTGGTACACATTTAGGTGAATTTGCTTTATATGAAGGTGAATCTATACCTTTAGATTTACCTATGTTAAATGAAGCTAAAGTTGATTATAATTTTTCAAAAGAAGAACTAATTAGAGTTATCAAGCAACTTAAAAGAGGAGCTAGTACTGAAATAGGAATGATTAAAGCCTTTGAAAAAGCTTTAGGTAGAGAACTTACAGATGATGAAATTAGAGGATTCAAACTAAATGAAGCAGAATTAGATGAAGCTGAATTTAAAGGCAAAGACGTTCCACTAAACAAACCAAAACGTGGTGGTTCAAAAGCATATTATGTTTATGTAAGAGATCCTAAAACTAAAAAAATCAAAAAAGTATCATTTGGTTCAGGTGGTTTAAGAGCTAAAATTAAAAATAAAGAAGCTCGTAATGCATTCGCTAAACGTCATAGATGTAAAGATAAAAAAGATAGAACAAAAGCAGGATATTGGTCATGTAATTTACCAAGATATGCTTCAGCATTAGGATTAGGTGCTAATATGAATACTTTTTGGTAGGATGTTTAAATTTAAGGTTGACATATTTAACGAAATTCCTTGGCAAAAATTTACACAATTGCCTGAGGTTTATTCTTTACCTTTAAATGAGCAGGTAAAAAAATATAATCTTTATATAAATGAACTTACGTATGAACGTAATGCTTATTTACATTGGTTAGAAGGACACAAAAAAGGTCCTAAAAAAACAACAATACAAGAAATATTTCTATTACAAGAAGATGGAAATTTCTTATTACAAGAAGATGGATTTAAAATAAAACTCCCAGCATATGCCTAATTTACCTATATCACAATTACAACAAGCAAACCCATTAGATGGTACTGAGTTGTTTGCAGTAGTACAAGATGGTGTTACTAAAAAAACTACAGCAGGTTCTATAAATTATGTTTCATCTAACAACTACGGTTTATTTAATCAAACAGGATCTAGTGCTATAATTTCAGGTAGTGCAAGTGATGTTCCTACTTCAGGAAGTTTACTAGATGGTGGAGTTGGAACTTTAACTGTTCCCGCTAATGGTTTTAAAATAGGAGATGCCTTTCACTCTAGATTAGCAGGAAAAATTAATATAGCAAATAGTCATACTTTAGATATACAATTTAAATCAAATGGTATTGCTCTAGTTGACACAGGAGAGGTCCCAATGGCAAAATCTACAGAAGGTCAAAATTGGAATTTAGATGTTACTTTTATAATCCAAAATACAGGTAGTGCAGGAACTGCTTCTATCCTATCTTCAGGGGAATTAAATGTTAGAAAAGATGCATCCGGTGAAGTAGTAACAGAAATTTTTAGTGATATAAATAATACAACTTTTGATACTACTATAATTAACTCATTAACCGTAGAAGCTATATTAGATGCTTCTTGTATAGCTTCAGAAAATATATATTCTGAAATGTTTACTCTACATAAAATATTTTAATGAACCCATACAAAAATAAAGGTAATATAAGAACGTTTTCGAAAGATGTAAATAAACTAGAACTAGTTTGGCATCAAGATGCTGAAGATAGAGATATCGAGATATTAGAAGGTAAAGGATGGGAATTACAAATGGATAATGAATTACCCTTTGCTATTAGAAAGGGAGATCGTATATTTATAACAGAAGGTAGAATACACCGAATATTAAAAGGTACAACCGATTTAAAAATAAAAATAAATGGATAATTTCGATTTAAGAAAATATTTAGCTGAAGACAAGTTAAATGAAGAATATAAAAATGACTATGCCAACAGTGAAGAAGATTTCACTGATGAGATGGTTATAGAAAAAATAAAAGATATAATTAAATATCACGAACTTGACCCATCAGATGTAATGGAAGAAGTAGGACAAGAATTTGGAATTGCTTTCGAATTCGGAAGAGGATAAAAATAAAAACATATAGACAGATTCATAGCCTGTCGCGATTAAAAAATAAACAGATATCTGTGGCGTCTCATTTGGAGACGCCATTTTAAGTTCGTATATTAACGCATTAAAATAAAGGACAAATATGAGTAAAAACGTAGTAATGATTGGAGCAGGTGTAGCAAATGTAAATGCTGCTACTAAGCTAGTTGACAATGGATTTAAAGGTAAAATCACTATTATTGATATGGGTAAAGATCCATATTTAAGACCATACGAAGAAGTAATGACGGGCTTTTTAGGAGCAGGAGGTTGGTCTGATGGTAAACTAACTTACCATACTTCAATTGGAGGACAATTATCTAAATATTGTGGTGAAGAAAAAGCAATGGAATTATTTGATCAAGTGATAGATAATTTTAAACGTTTCCACCCTAAACCAGAAGAAGTACAATGTTCTAACCCTGTAGCTGAGCCCGATTTTATTAAACCATATTTTGGATTAAGATTATTCCCAGTATGGCACGTTGGTACAGATTATTTACATGAAATAGGTAAAAATTGGTATGACTTTTTAGTAAAAGGTGGTGTTGAATTTATTTGGGAGACTAAAGTAACATCTATTAACTTTGATGATAATGAATTATTTATTGGTGAAGAAGAATCTTTTGTAGATCCAAAAAATTGGCCTATTTCATACGACACTCTTATTTTTGGTGTAGGTAAATCAGGTATTGATTTTGGTAAACAATTAGCTGAACAATATGACTTACCAACTGAACCAAAACCAGTTCAAATAGGTGTACGTTTTGAAGCACCCCAAAAACACTTCCAAAAATTAATTGATATCTCATATGATTTCAAATTATATAGAAAATATGAAGACAAAGGAGTATCATTACGTTCTTTCTGTACAAACAACAATGCAGCATATGTTGCTGTAGAAGAAACGTATGGAGACCATTCGTACAACGGACACGCTAAAAAAGATGAAGCATTCCGAAATAATATGACTAATTTTGGTATATTAATGGAAGTTCAAGGTATTGAAAATCCATTTGAATGGTCTAGAGACGTAGTTAAAAACTTACAAATAGATGGTACAGGGTTATATTATAGCCCAACTCGTAAACCATCTACAACATCTGAAGGGGTAAATGTATCCGCTATTCAAGTAGATACGTTACATAAAATAGCAAAATCAATGCAACCATATTTTATGTATGTATATGATTTTATTGAGGACATGAAAAAAGTGTTCCCAACACTTAAAGATGATTGGGGTATTTATGTACCTGAAGTAAAATATCTATCACCTGAGCCACTTGTCGATTATACCAATTTAGCACTCACCAAGTATCCTAACGTTCACTTTGTAGGCGATGCTTTATCAGCTAGAGGTATAACGGTAAGTGGTGCACAAGGGACATATGTTGCTGAATCACTTTTGGAAAATTAAAATAAATTTCATATATTTAATATAAATAATAATTATGGTAGATAAAAAAACCCCATTCCCTAAATCAAGAAAATTAAAAAAAGCAGACGGTACTATTGCTTATGTATGGGATGGTAAATTGCACAATTGGAGTGGACCTGCATTAATTCCTGAAGGTAATGAAAAAAAAAGAGAATATTACCTTTATGGTATTCAATATTCTGAAGAGGATCATAAAGAAGCAATTAGACAACAAACAGGCTTGCCTTGGTATAAACAACCGGCACCTAAAGGAGCTCAACATAGAAATTAAAAAAACAAATTATGAAAATAGGTTTATGTGGTACAATGAGTGTAGGTAAAACTACGTTAGTAAATGCTTTAAAAGAAACTCCTCAATTTAAAGATTATATGTTTAGAACAGAGCGTTCTAAATTTTTAATGGAGCAGGGTATTCCACTTAATACAGATTCTACATTAAAGGGCCAAACAGTATTTTTAGCAGAACGCTGTGCTGAATTAATTCAGGAGAATATCATTACAGATAGAACTGTAATTGATGTTATGGCTTTTACTTTAAATGCTAAATCAATAAATCATCAAGACAAAGAAGCATTTGAAACTTATGCTAGTGAATTTGTCAGAGATTATGATTATATATTTTATATATCTCCCTACGGAATAGATATTGAAGATAATGGTGTAAGAGAAACAGATGAACATTATAGAGATTTAATTGATTTTACTATTACTACACTTATTAAAAGGCATGGTCATAAAGCGGGTAAAATAGAAAAAATATCTGGATCTACAGAGGAGCGAATTCAACAAATATTGAATATTACTAACCTTTAACATATTTATAATAAAATCTAATTATATTATACAATGAAAAAATCTGAATTAACAGCCTTTATTAAGGAAGAAATTAAATCAGCACTAACAAGTGAAGATACTCAACAAGATATTAAAGATACAGAAGAGTTGACTAAAGCAGTAGCTGATTTAGCTAAAGCAAAAGAAGAAGCAGGTTTAACAGAAGAAGATGATAAAGAACCAACTAAATCTGATATTAAAAAAACTAAGGGTTTAGCTAAAGCAAAAGAAGAATTAGCTTTATTAACTCGTGAAATGAAGTCATTAGCTAAAAAATATTCTAAAGCTGAAGGTGAAGAAAAAGAAGAATTAGTAAAAACCTTAAAGGCAAAAACTAAATTAAAAAAAGAACTAGAAAGTATTCTAGATAAAAAGAAGATATAATGTCATCTAAAGAAAGGTTTTTATATATTGCTATAGTATTTTTTGGTGCCTATTATTTAATTAATATGTACTCTTCAAATGAAGATGAATATATCAATAAATATAATGCTAAAATAGAAGCATTGGAGCAGAAAGTCGATTCGTTGCATCACATAAATGACGAATTGACTTTTAAAATTGATACATTAAATGTACAAATAAGCAAATTAGATCAAGAAATTGGTCTTAAAGATAATAAAATAAATAATTTAAGGTATGAAATTAGTACTAAAGTGGATGCTGTTGATAACTTTAATGATGATGAACTTGAAAGGTTTTTCACAGAACGTTATAAAAAAATCACCTCAAGACAGCGTCAAGATACAATTAACTAAACCCATTGCTAAATTAGTTATTAAAGACCTTATTACAGGTGATGGTCTAAAAAAAGAATTAAACCTCGTTGAGGATAAAATTGAAATTTTACAACAAAAAATAGTTTTAAAAGATAGTATTATTTTTAGTTTAAATTCTCAAATTTATAATTTTAATTCTATTCTTTCCACTAAATCTAACCAATTACTTTTATCACAAGATTTATCTAAAAAATTACAAGTTGATTTAAAAAAACAAAAATTTAAAAATAAATTAACCATAGGGGGAAGTGTAGTAGCAGTAATAATTACAGCATTAATAGTAAAATAATAAATGTCAGATTTAAAAATAGTAATACGTCAGGAATATTTAAAATGTGCTAAGGATCCGGTACATTTTATGCGTAAATACTGTTATATACAACATCCGCAACGTGGTCGCATACAATTTAATCTATACCCCTTTCAAGAAAAAGTACTAACGTTATTCCAAAATAACGATTATAGTGCTATATTAAAATCTAGACAACTGGGTATATCCACACTAGCAGCAGGTTACTCTTTATGGTTAATGATATTTCATAAAGATCGAAATGTATTAGCATTAGCAACAACTCAAGCAACAGCAAGAAACTTAGTAACAAAAGTTCAATTCATGTGGGAAAATTTACCTTCATGGCTTAAGGTAGATGCAGCAGAAAATAATAAATTATCTCTTAGATTAGTAAATGGTTCAAAAATACAAGCTAAATCTTCAAATGCAGATGCTGCAAGATCAGAAGCCGTTTCTTTACTAATAATTGATGAAGCTGCTTTTATTGATAATATTGCTGAAACATGGGCTTCTGCACAACAAACATTAGCAACGGGTGGTGGTGCAATTGTATTATCCACTCCTTATGGTACTGGTAACTGGTTCCACCAAACATGGGTTAGAGCTGAATCCGGGGAAAATGACTTTTTACCTATTAAATTACCTTGGTATGTACATCCCGAAAGAGACCAAGCATGGAGAGATGCCCAAGATGCATTATTAGGAGATCCTAGACTTGCAGCCCAAGAATGTGATTGTGATTTTAGCACTTCAGGTGATATTGTATTCTACAATGAATATTTAGAATATTATGAAAAAACACATATTAAAGATCCTTTAGAAAGAAGAGGAGCAGATCAAAATTTATGGGTTTGGGAATCAGCAGATTATAGTAGAGACTATTTAGTAGTAGCTGATGTTGCTCGTGGCGATGGTAAAGATTATTCTACATTTCATATAATAGATATTGAAAATAGCGTACAAGTAGCTGAATATAAAGGACAAATTGGTACTAAAGAATTTGGACATTTATTAGTAGGTATAGCTACGGAATATAATAATGCCATGTTAGTAATAGAAAATG